GTCCTCCTTGGCCGTGCTGTGGGCGCATGTGCGGCAGTTGACGTGCTTGGTCAGCTTGGTCTGGTGGCAAAACTCGTAAGCATCACAAAACTTGCACTGGTACCAGCTCGGGTCGGTTGAGATGGGCGGCGGCATGCGGTCGTCCAGTGCCAGGCGCTTGCCGCGCTCGATCGCCTTCTCGGCCACCGCTGCGTCGTATCGCACGCGCTCTGTGTAGATGCGGTCGTCGTCCTTGCAGACCGCCAGGTACAAAGCCCGGTCGATGTCGGTGCCGTGCATGTAAACCTGCATCTGGACAAAGTGCTCAGGCTTGGCCTTCTCGACGCCATCCTTTTGCAGCGCATTAAAGCTCTTCAGGCTGTGCGTCTTAAACTCGGCCACGTGGCGCTTCTTTGGCGCCTCTGGCACGCCTTTCTCGATGATGCCATCCAAGCTGCCTGAGACGTGGCAGCCGAAGTCCACGCGCTTTTGCTGGCGGCCTGTGGTGCCCTGCACATCGATGCCGATGGCTCGCAGGTCTTTGATGATGGTGGCTTCTTCGTTTTGGCCACGGCGAAACAAGCGCAGGATGCGCCCCTTAAACTGCGGCTGGACCGCCCAGCGAAAGCTCAGCCACAGCCACCTGTCACATGGGTGGCCCAACTGGCTGGCGCCCATGTGGGGGCGTGGCGGCTCGGCTTTTGACTCATGGTATTGGTCAATCAGCGCAGCTATGTTATTCTCTGGTTCAGGTATTTTCATTGAAGTCTCCTTCAGGTTGGAATTAGCCCGGCTCTGCACCCAGAGACCGGGCTTTTTTTCGGCCTTACTTCTTTGCCCAAGGGGGCGCGGACTTCCCTGATGCTGCTGGCGCAGCCTGTGCTGGCGCTTCGGTCTTGGCGGCAGGCGCTGCTGCAGGCACGCTGCCAGTCAGCGACTTGAACCCCTTGACCTCGTTTTGCGCTTCGTACTGGCCGTCGGCCGGGCGGATCGAGAGCTTGATTTGCAGCTGGCCACCAATCAACTGATCGGTGTCGGTAACCTTGGCCAGCCCGATTGAGCGCATCAACTCGCCCAGCTGCTGGCGTCCGATCTCTTCGGCCTTGCTGCTGGCGTTCTTGATGTTCAGGTTGCCGAACACCACCCGGCCTTGATGCGCTGGGCCTGTGATGTCGTAGCGCACCTTGATGTACTGGCCGTTGCCGTTTTTGGTGTCGCAAAGCTCAGCTTGCGTCACGGTGGCGTCGTACCAGCCAGCAGGAAGCACGTCGTAGTTGCCATTGCCTTGCGGCAGTTCGTTTGCGTCGTAGGTTTCGCCTAAAAATGCCATGATTACTTCTCCTTTGAAGTGATGGTGAAAGATGGGCGGCCAGGCTTGGCCGTGATTGCAGGGGCCAGCGGCCCGGTGATTGCTTCGTCAGCTGCTTTCCAAAGCGCCATGTTGATCTCCGGCTTCCAGCGGAAAAGGCTGGAGAGGTGATCGCTCAAGCCATGCTCGGCAGCGAGCTCCTGCAGCTTGTCGCTGTCGACCTTGCGGTCAATGCGTCCGACAATCTTGATGACGTAGCCATCAGGATCGACTGTCTCGGTGCCCTCAAGATTCTCGGCAACGCCTGCCAGTGACTTGATGCGGTCCTCGATCTTGCGACGGTCTGCAATGGCTGTTGCTTCGGCCTCTTTGGCTCGAATCCACATAGCTGAGAGCTCGTTCAAGTCGTCTGTCATGGTGGGTGCGTTTTCAATCATGATTTTTTGCCTCCGATCTTGGTGATGATTTCGCCCAGGTCAGGTGCCTCCCAGGCATCGAGCTTGCCGCTGCGATCCTTGGCCAGCCAAACACCGTCCGAGTCGCACATCAGCGCACGCTGGGTCACCCCGTCGCCATCCTTTTCAACGCGAAGCGCGAGCACCTCGTCAAAAAAGTAGGGCAGCCCTTGCGTGAGGCTTTTGCCTGGCATCGCTGGGTTGTAGAGCATCTTGCCCATCTCGTCCTGGCTCTTTTCCAGCTTGGCGCTCATGTAGACGTGCTTGCCGGGCAGATCCCGAAAAGACCGGATCAGCTCCTGCATGGTGGTGTTCATCTCACCGTAGGCTGCGCGGCCGTCCTTGTTTTTTCTCATCTCATGGTGCAGCACCACCTCGGCGACCTCGCTGATCGAGTCCAGTGCGACCGACTCAAAGCCTGCGGCCTCTTTGCTGTCTTTGCACCAGGCATACGCTTCGCGCAGATCGTCCATCGTGGCCACCTCGATGTAAGGCAGGTCGGCGTCCTGAATGGACAACAAACCGCCCTCGGCCGAGAGCACAATGGGATTGGGTAGTGTTTTGATAAGGCTGGTTTTACCCGCGCCAGCCTGCCCATAAACGAGCAGCTTCACACCGTTGGCAGACAAGCTGCCTGTGGTCTTCAGGTTGATTGCCATGATTGGCTCCTTTTCTTGGTTGCATCCTCGATCGGCCTATCCGGTTGAGGAGTGGTTGCAACTTTACCCGAGTTTCGGTTAAGATGTCAACACCAAACGAAAAAAAATCACCGAACGAGGTAAACCAACCATGCCAGAGCTCGAGAAACTGCGGCAGATGCTTGCCGACATGAACATTCAGGCGGTCGCCCGAGGTGCGGGGGTTCATCCGAACGTGCTCTATCGAATCATGGCTGGGGCGACCAACCCCCGGTATGAAACGGTGCAGCGCGTCATGAATTACCTAACCAAGGAACCCGCCCAAAATGGCTGATCTTTCAAAAATACTGGGTGGGCCATGGGCGCCACCCCCAGAAAAACGAGTCGACCCGCCTGAAACCCAGCTCATCGATGCCATCAAAGAGGCCGGGCTCGAACCGCCCGATAACGTCATCCTTGACGGCAAAATCCACCGATTTCGCTCCGGCACCAAAGGCAGCGGCACCAAAGGCGGCGACAAGCCTGGCTGGTATCTGGTCTTTGGCGATGGCGTGCCAGCCGGGCGCTTTGGCTGCTGGCGAGCTGGCATCGAGGTGACCTGGAAGGCGGACGTGGGCAGGCAACTCACGGCCAGCGAGGAAATGGCGCATGCCAGGCGCATGGCCGAGGCCAAGGCGATCCGCGATGCGGAGCTGGCCAAGCAGCACGAAACAGCCAGCCACGTGGTCGAAAAGATCTGGTCAGACGCCCAGGCGGCGCTGCCAGACCATCCTTACCTCAAGCGCAAGGGCATCGGCGTGCATGGCGCTCGAACCACAGGCGATGGCAGGCTGGTGGTGCCTTTATACGATGCCCAGGGCGATCTGTGCAGCCTGCAATACATCGACCACGATGGCCAAAAGCTCTACCATCCCGGCGGCAAGACAGGCGGCAACTTTTGGATGGTGGGCACGCTCGATGAGCCCGGCACCCTGTTTGTGGCCGAGGGCTTTGCCACGGCGGCCACGATCCACGAGGTAACCAACCGCCCGGTGGTGGTGGCCTACAGCGCCAGCAACCTGGTGCCTGTGACTGGCAGTTTGCGCGAGATGTACGGCGCCACCCAAGACATCGTGGTGGTGGCAGACAATGACAAGTCAGGCGTTGGCCAGCGATATGCCGAGCAGGCTTGCGCCAAGTTTGGCGCACGCATGGTCATGCCTCCACAAGAAGGGGATGCCAATGATTATGCCCAAGCAGGACATGACTTGGCCAGTCTTTTGATGCCTGCGGCAGACGACTGGCTGATCGCAGCAGACGAGTTTTCAGCTCAGCCAGCTCCCATTGCCTGGCTGGTCAAACGCTGGGTCCAAGATCATGCTCTGGTCATGGTGCACGGCCCATCTGGGGGCGGCAAAACCTTTGTGGTGCTCGACTGGTGCCTCAGAATGGCCTCAGGCGCCGACGAATGGTGCGGGCATAAGGTCAGGCAAGGGAACGTGGTTTATTTGGCCGGAGAAGGCCACCACGGCCTTCGTGGGCGCATTGCCGCATGGAAGCATCACCACAGGGCTGGCAAGCTCTCGATGTGGCTCTCAAAGGACGGCTGCGACCTCAACACCCCGGCAGGCTACCTGAAGGTGGTCGAGCAGGTCCGAGCACTGCCAGAAAACCCCCGACTGATCGTGGTCGATACCCTGCACCGATTTCTGGCTGGCGATGAGAACAGCGCCCAGGACGCCAAAACGATGTTGGATGCCTGCAACAGCCTCATGAACGAATTTGGCTGCAGCGTGATCTTGGTCCACCACACTGGCGTGGCCGAGGAAGCGCAGCACCGGGCTCGAGGCTCAAGTGCTTGGCGCGGAGCGCTGGACATCGAGATCAGCATCGTGCCAGGCAAGCACGACCAACCCATGCAGATCATTCAGCGCAAGTCCAAAGACGCTGAGATTGCCGAGTCGGTCTTTGTGGAGCTGCAAAGCGTGGCCATCCCCGGCTGGCGAGACGAGGACAACCAGCCCGTCACCTCGGCCATTGTGGTCCAAGCACAGGCTCCTGTGGCGCCCAAAAAGGAGTCCAAGCTGGACATCAACCGCAAGACGTTCGAGAACGGCTGGTGGGCCTCTGGTGCCGAGGAGCGCGACGGCCTGCCTTACCTGAGTCGCTCGGCGCTCAAGGACAAGCTCATGTCAGACGGCCGTAAGCCTCGGACGGTCGAGAACGATCTGTCGCCCAGCTACCCTGACAAATTGATCGGCAGCCTGATTCAGGCCGAGATTATTTCACCCTACGAGCACGGCTGGGTGGTGGTCGATGACACCCAAGCCAGTGCCATGCTGATGAGGAAAGGGGGCTGTGGATAACTTGGGAAAATGCCCCCTAAATCCCCCTAGGGGGCACTAGGGGGCTCAGGGGGCAAAAGCACGAAAAATGCCCCCTAAATCCCCCTCCTCCCCTTTAGGGGAGGGGGGACGAGGGGGCTTCGATGCAGGCTGGTTTTAGGGTGATGACTGACCTGTGGATAACTTTGATGGAAAGGTGGAAAATGAAAACCAACGTGAACGAGATGCTCAAAGGCCGAGAAAAACGCTACGGCAGCTTTCAAGGCCATGCGACCATCAGCCAGGCGCTCAAGGATGTGATGCACATCACCGACGGCTGGGCAAAGCTCGACATGGACCAGCTCGAGGCACTCGAGATGATTCAGCACAAGATCGCCCGCATCCTGAACGGCGATCCAAACTACGCTGACAACTGGATCGACATCGCTGGCTACGCTCAGCTGGTGGTCAACCGACTTGAAGAGGAATCACACGAATGACCACGAAAAAAAGTGAAAGTAATACCATTGAGCTTTTGATGATCATTGGCTTGGTGTTAGGCTGGACGACAGGAAACTGGATATTGCTGGTGCTTTTTGCAGCACTGGCGTTTTTGAAATGGATCGCATCATGAGCAAAAAGAAAACAAACCCGGCCGATAAGGTTGAGCAGTGGCCAATCGACAAGCTGGTGCCTTACGCAAAAAACAGCAGAACGCACAGCGAAGAGCAAATCGCTCAGCTGGCGGCAAGCATCAAAGAGTGGGGATTTACATCGGCGGTGCTGGTCGACGAACAAGGTGGAATCATTGCCGGTCATGGTCGCGTCATGGCGGCTCGTAAACTTGGAATGGAATCATTGCCGGTCATGGTCGCGTCAGGCTGGACAGAGGCTCAAAAGCGAGCCTACGTTATCGCGGACAACAAACTG